ATAAAGGCTGAGAAGTCACCTCCTAAACCTCTTGACACATCAACTGTTATCATGTATAATCCCGTCTGTCGGGGTTCATGATACAGCTTAAAGAATTCATTCTGTGATATAGGTGGTATGAATACCAGTCTCCTCAATGTATCCGGAGATATAAGAGTGTTGGAAGACCCTAAGAACTCACATTCAAACTCTTGTCTAAACTGTTCCTTAGACGTGTTACGAATAGTCTCCTCTTTCCACTTCTCATCTCTACCTGGCACATCAGACCAGTGAACATCAATTCTCTTGTATGAATTACGTTCATTCTCACTATCAACCCATAGCTTATAAAATAGATTTAATCCGTTAGGGGTTGACGTTATTAATACTTTAGTAGTAGATCCAGATGAGATTGTAGGGTAAACAGATGAAAAGAAACTTTCTTGGATTGAGTTAGGTACGAAAGCAAACTCATCAAGATACACTAAATTTTGAGATGTACCACGAATAGCATTCGATGCTGTAGAGCTTGATTCAACCTTTGAACCATTCTCTAGTTCAATAGTTCCCTTGTTCCATTCCATAACACCTTGTTGTAACCATTTTGGTAAATGCTCATAAGCAAGCTGAATTCTACCAAGAATCTCATGTGCTTGCTTTTCTTTATTTGCCAAAATAGCAACACGGTAGTTCTCGTTAAATAGTATAGAGTGCAGTATTATACCAACAACAATGGTCGTTTTACCAACCTGACGAGGCATCTTACATATAACAAAGCGTTCTTTCTCATACAGTCTTACAATATCTTTTTGATATTCATAAGGCTGGAATTGAATGAGACCTTTATCTACGTTAATAATTTTAACATAGTTCTCAATAAAATACACCGGATCTCTACTGCACTTGATGAACTCTTGGATCTGTTCCTTAGTGAATTCAACTACTACATCCGATCTTTTTAAGTTCTTATTACCAAGATATATCTCAGTTTTGTTCATGCTGTTGCTTTATTAGTTTTTGTAATTCTGTTGTAGATCCAACAAAAAGATTATTATTGATGGTTTTAGGACCTGATTGATCCTCATCCTGTTTGTTTATATCTTTCTGACGTTTCTGTAGCTCTAGTAGGTCTTTATTAGTATCAGAAAGAGTCTTAATTAATCCAGCAACTACCTCAAACGCTCTTGGGTGTTGTGATTGCTGTGCAACATCTAAAATACCATCCAAAGCCTCATTTCCCTTTTCAAGGATGTTGAGCATATTACCTCTTGCATATTCAAAGTCAGTGATATCTTTAACTGGAGGTTTCTTTTTCTCAGCGGGAAGCAACTCCTGAATAGGAGTCAGATTCAGAGCATCACTAATCGGATCCTCATTCATAAAGCTGGTTGATTGTCTGGGAGAAGGTGTAATCATCATCTGCTTCAATCTCACTCAATGTCTTTCCAGTGACAACTGGGATGGTTGTTATTGTATCGTATATAGGTGTATTGGCAACTGCGGAGCTCATCGCTCCATCAGTGCCAACGTTATAGATGTTAATGACTGACCGTTTGATCTGACTAGATGACAGGGTAGGTCCAAACACGTAACCTTTCAGAGTAAAATCAAGAGTCCACGTGAGTGCACGTCTCTCTACAAAATTACCCTCATACGTGTCAACCATATTGACGTTATTTAGTATGATTGGTATGTCGTATTTGTGCTTCATTGTACTATCCAGATTCATGGTTGGAGTCCAATCTGGTGTAAAATAAGGCAATATTTGTTCTAATATTCTTGTACCATCATCAGCTCTCTTCACCATGATGTGTAAAGTAAAGTTGAAGTCATATGGTGTAGGTACGTACTGGTATAGTAGCTTGTTAGGATCTGCTGGATCTACCACAGATATCTTATTGAGTGTTGGCAGCTTTCTTTCTGCTGCATAACTCATCCTTGTCATCTCAAATGCCATCCTTGGCAGTTGGATAGCAAAAGGTTTGTTGAGATTAGGATCCTGCTGTAATCTGACTAAGAACTTTTCCTTTGGACCATAAGAGATAGGTACTTTATAGTTCCTAATGACTTCCCCACCCTCAGTCTTCTGAACATATACATCATTGAATATTGTTCCAAAGAGGATAACATACTTTCTTATAGTATCGTGATAAAAAGTTTGATTAAACATTAGTATACACCCTCACTAAATGGATCAATTTCAGTGAAGTCAAGTATAGTATCACCCTCTTGTTGGAATGAAATATTATCTGATGATGGGTCAATCTCTTCAAGATAGAAGTCATCCAGAATCATTTCAAAACCATCCTCTGTTAACATGAATGTACCATCTTCAAATAGGATGTTGTAATCTGAAAGATCCGTTGACAGACTAGTGTATACGTTATCAATAAAGTCAAGTCCAGTATTAAATTGTTCGTTACTGAATTCAAACAACTCACAAACTAGATCATATGTCTGCAAAGAACCTAGTTGATAAAATATAGCTTCGTGCTCAACAAATTTGATTTCAAAGAATTTGTTATTGAGTGGTAAGAATATTATATCACCCTCTAGTGGTCTATTACGACCAGAGAAAGCACCAACATCTTCTCCAAATGTTTTTCTAGCCATTGTGAGAGTAACTTGATCTCGGATCTCAAGATTAAACTTAGAAAGGAAGTCTCCTTGCCCTTGAAAACCTTCAACATTTTTAATGTAGAGGTCAGTAAGGTGAAAGGAATTAAACTGTGCATAACTATCCTCACCAAGCACGTCATCAATATTGACACTTGTCCTAGGTAGGTAATAGCTATCATGGCCGTAGATCTTGATAGACTCTACCACCAGACTTTCTATAAGCTGTTGCTCTCCACTAGCAGCATAATTGTTGAAGAAGAAGTTTGTAGCCATGCTAGCCGATCATATCCATTACTGGGAGTGAGTAAGATGACATCATTTCCTTCTCAAGTGCTTCTATCTCAGCATTTGCGTCATTGAAGATCTTATCTCCATTAAAGGAAACTCCACCGGGAAGTTGAAGACCACTGAATTTTGAAAGATTACTACCCCATTGCTTTTTAATTAGTGCAGTAGCGTAAAGACCTAACCATCTATCACCCCATGCATCTGTATATGTATCCGGATCAAGAATTTGGTAGGCTTCTACAATTAAATAGTTACCAACATTGACTTTATTCCAGTCCATGTCAATACTTAACTTATCTGTGTGACGATTATATCTGATTGGTTGCATACCTACTAACAGCTGTTCCATTAACTGTACATGCTGGAACATCATATAGTAAGGAACCATTGAAACGGAAGTAAGGGAATATAGATCATTCAACGCAATTTGATATCTAATATCAAACAGGTTATTAGTGACCATTGGATCGCCAATGTTGAAAATACGCACAGCTCCAATTACATTTTCTGGAAGAGTTATGTACTTGTCTGTTACATTATTTGCCGTAATTACGTGCTTATAATATATTTTCTCTGTACCATCAAAGTGGTAATCCCAATAGTAGCTGAGCGCTTCATCAATACGATCTTCTACTTGATCATCATCTACGTTAATTTCAATAACAGGTTTACCCAGCTTACGCAGGCAATATTCTTTGAATTCTGATCTTGAGGCTGGACGGGCCATTACTATACTCCTATATTAATGAAGTATTTATATAGCAGTTATTTTATAGAAAACAATCTGCCGCTTCTTGAAAGGGAATACTCAAATACATCTGAATAAGGTATCTTTCTCTAGTACGGGCCGGATCTTCAAGCACAGCATGCGGTTGTCTTGAATTCAAAAGCCAAATATCATTATCACCAGCAATAAAGCTCTCCACTGGAGTCAACTTAGACTCATTGACCTGATAATATCCATTATCATCGTTGAATTCTGAAGGTATTCTTTCTAACTCCCCCTCATAAAACACCGTTTCTTTACCGTTAGTTTTATAATAAAAATTAATAACACACTGCTCTATTGTATGAACATGAGCAGATAAATCAGATATTACAGATTTAGTAACACCTAAACAGCTCTCTCTTATCTTTTGAGGAAATGATGAAAGTATTATGTTAACATCTTTTTTGGGTAGATAATATCTTACAAGAGCATATCCATATGATCTTTTTGCATGCTTTTCTATCAATCTTGTTCTTTTATCAAACTCCGTAGACGAGTCAAGATGTATGTTTAGTTTTTTTGCATACTTCATATTATTTAAAAGGTGGTCCACCAACCCAAAGTACTGCTGATCTTCTTATCCCTTTTGTGACAGGAGTCACTCTGTGAAGCACATATGAAGGAAAGAACCACGCTCTCCCTTTTACCATATCTAATGTTTTTACTTCATCACTACCAATTTTGACCTGGAAATCTCCACCCTCAAACTCACTTGGGTCAGATAACAAAAGAGCCATTGATAGCTTTCTTGGTACTTTTATATCAAACGGCGATGCGTCTGTATGCCAATCATAATGACCTTTTTGATTACCAGAATAACAACCAAGTTGTAGTGGCTCATGGAAACCAGATAAATCAAAGTTGAAGAATCTTCTATTGACTTCTGATACTACTGTTGAAATCTTATCCCAGATATGATGTATTTCAGGTTTTACACCAACCCATGATACCTCTGAGATCCTCACTTTATCTCTTACCTGAGCATCTCCAGAATCGCTTCCAATAGTTGCTTCGTGTTTATTATGCCACTCTGGAAGTGCTAATAAAGTGTTAATATCATCATTAGATAAAAAACCATCCCAGTACGCCATGTCATCACGACCATACTGGTTTCTTGCATATAGTGGATACAACATCAAGTCCTCACTTTTCATCCATTAATTTAGTTCGATTGTATTTGTAACTGTATGGTCTTTCGCTTCCTGGATCACCAACTTGAGAAGTATGTTGTCCATTCTTTCTTACAAAGTGAACAAAAACTTGACCAGAGTAGTATCCTTCTGGGCCATCACAAACATCACGCCAGTGTTCTATATCACATCCCTTGTATATGACAGCATCACCTTCTGCCAAATCATATCGCTTCCCACCCATATATATCGGCCATGAATAATGATGCGATCTTCCAAGCTGTATAGTAACACTTATCTCACAAGCAGGACGATCGGTATGTTTCTCTAAGGTGTCACCATTATGATATAGTCTTGAGTAAGAGTATGTTGGCATCAAAGGCTCACCAACAGCATTTTCTATCATAGGCCATACTGCTTCTTGCAATGTCTCAAACATAATCTCATGATGCATCACTGTTAGTGATGAAGGTACTTGTTCATCAGATACTGGATCTAGATCAGCTTTTCTTAGTAGTACGTGTGTGAAGAAATAACAAAGATGCTGTGATAACAGCCTTGGAACATATATGGTTCCAAACTTTTCAAATTGTTCATTCATATTATTTTACGTAAACTCCGTAAGTATCTCTAAGAGCACGAACTTTCTTATTCCCAGTTGTGAATTTGAGTCTATTTACACCAGTGTAGTTCTTATCGGCAATATTGACGGCACCTTCCATCATAAAGATTCTCTTACCCACTGTTACAGTAACCTCTTCACCCGCTTTCAGTTTGAAAGGTTCAAATTTATCATATAGTGGAAGTGAGTGGGCGTTGAGATAAGGACTAAAGCAAAATACCTCGTAATAATTATCTACAATCATCTCATAGCGCCCATCGGGAACGTATATATCGTACATAGTCTTACACGCAAAGGATCCTTCTGGAATATGTATTACCTCACCGGTATCTGTATTCTTCATCTTCATGGAATTCTTTGTTTGTACAGTACAGTATCCATTATCCTCGTTGCGGATGTATGTTACATTGTTAATTACCGGGTCAGAGTTTATAACATCTCCAGGATATAACTTTGTCTGAACACAAAGATATTCAAAAGCACCATGTGTAATCATTTCCATATTAGATCTCCGTTACAGGGTTTGGATCTACAGGACCTAAATCATCAAAAGTGTACTCAAAAGTATTACCTACCAGTGATCTAAGAGCTTGCTTTTTAACAGGATCTGCCTGAAGCAGTTCTCTTCTTTTTTGCTGCTCAACAACGTACAATCCTGATTTAGCAATACGTTCTTTAATTTCTTCAACACTAACTGCATCAGGCCACATATTAGCGGGTTGGTATGCATACCCCTGATAATTATCAGGATCTTGAGATAAGTTATCACTAGAAGCAAAGGAAACAATTAAAGAATCTGTTTCGTCTTCGTATGATAATACTTTCATTTTTAGCGTCTTCATTACTTTTCCTTTTAGCTTACTGCACCAGTTCTTATTCCGTTATTTGACCATGTCACGAATGGATTACCTGTTATGTATGGTCCAACAGCTCCCGCAGCACCCCCACCGTTTGGAAAGTTACCTCCAGTACCCGGTGTACCTGCATTACCAGCAGCACCTTGATTTCCGCCACGGCCACCACTGCCACCAACATATCCACCAGCCGAAGCACCAGCTCCACCAAGTCCACCTTGAACATACCCACCAGCTGTTCCAGCAGTTCCTGTTGCAGGTGTGAAAGGAGAGACACCAGCAGTACCACCAGCACCACCAACTAATCCCTGCACTGCTCCTGGACCGCCACCACCGCCACCACCGCCACCACCTTCTGCACCACCAGACAAATCATCCCAACCGGTTACCGGAGTGGATCCATAGTATGTATTTTTACCCTGTGTAAAACTGAAAGGAACCGAGTAGGGTGGTTGGCGAGAATAATTGATGGATCCACCACCTCCGCCTCCGCCACCACCGCCACCTACTATAGTTCCTTGATTATCAATCGTAACAGGTCTTTGAGCAAGAACAGCAGCTCCACCTGCAGATCCTGCTGTTGCTGCTCCTCCCGTCCATCCACCTATTGGATATCTTCCAGGCGCACTAGTTGATCCGCCAGGACCACCATTACCACCCTTACCGTAAATAGTTCCAAAATTATGAACAACTATCGTATCTCCCGGAGCAAACTGACTTGGTATCATTAGGCCTGCAGATGCTGTTGTTGAAGCAGTAAGTACTACTCCAGCTTCAATAGTAACATCAATGTCGGAACCACCTGGTGCATAAATTGGGATATTTCTATTATCGTATAAGTTGTAATCTACAGCGTTCGCAGATACTGTTATCGAGTACGGTATTCTATTTTGCGTACCTAAGAAGTCGTTGTATGAAATCTGTGCTGCTGGTGTATCTGGTGTTGGAGCCACAATACCATTTGGAATAGTGAGTGTAGCAGGAGTATTTCTGACAATGACAGCTGGATTATTAGTAGCTCCACCAACAGGGTTAACAGTTCTAGGAGTATTCGAAGGACTCCTATAATATTCATTTAACGATATGGGACCACTACCACCAAACTCTCCTTGTATGGTGTTAGCATTAATTGTTGTTCCCGATGGTCCTG